TTAGCTACTACTAGTTCAATTGATTTCATATATATATTTTTAACAAAACTAATAAATTAATTTAATTAAAAAAAATATTTATGGAGCTAAAGTTGTTGTAGTTGTAGTAGTTGCAAGCCAAGGTAATGGAAGTGTCACTTCAACAGGGTTAATCTGTAAAGCAATATTGTTCTCTAAAGCTAATTGCATAGCATCAACAGGCAATATTTCTTCTAACCAACCGATAACTTCGGCTTCTGTTACGTCTGCGTAAGGAATGAAGTTTTGTGGATTTGGTTGTGCTACACTTGATGAATCATAGGTATCAGCGAAATATATCTTACCATCATGCTCTTGTGTTGCGTTATATCTCCAATGTATCATATTGATCACATCAGGTAAGCCCTCAGATTCTACAGCGCAATTGAGCTGGCTGATGGTCCATGAAAATACTGTTGTTGCCATTTTTTATTTATTTAATTGTGATTTTAATAGTTCTATTTCTTTATTAAGTTCCTTTACAGAGTTTACCAAAGCTGAATAGATAGCGTCTTTTTCAAGCCCAAGGTACTCTCCTTGCTTTACTGCATCAGGCATTACTTCTTGTACTTCTTGTGCTATGAATCCAAATTGTTTACCATTGGTTCCATCTTTCCAATTATATGAAACAGGATTTAGTTTTAATATATCAGATAGACCATAGGTAAGTGGTATGATATTGGTTTTTAATCTTCTGTCTGAAGGGTTTGTATTGGTTAGGAATCCTGCATTTGAGTAAACAGTACCTGTACCTAATGCTCCAACATATACACTTCCAAATGCACCTATCCCATTTACATAGAACTTAGCTCCTTGAGTGGTTGCTGTAGCGTTTACTAATACATCCCCCCCACTTGTTATGCGCATACGTTCGCTAAGTGAACCAAAAGGAGTTGTTGTTGCAAATAGCAAATCGGCTGCACCACCACCACCGGGTCCAACATTACCAGTATTTTTAGCATATATTTTTGCTTTAACTTCTGCATAGTCAGGGTCTCCCCAGAAAAACTCTAAGTTAGCAAACTCATCTCCACTTCCACCGTGAGTAGACGAACCTACTCTAATTGTAGAAGATGTACTTCCACGAACGTCTAATGTTGTCGCAGGCGATGTAGTACCTATACCTACGTTACCGCCATTTTTAACAGTTAGTATATTTGATAATGAACCATTTATTACATTAAAATCTCCTGTGGTTAATATTCTCACATCATCTGTACCGCTTGGGATACCAATCATATCAGTAAGTAAACTTCCGCTACTTCTTCTTGCTCTATAAAACTGACCATTTGGAATTTCAAAACCACCTGTTGCCGTTACACTACTTGAGAATGTAGCTGCTCCTGTAGATGCTATTGTAAGACGTGCAGTATTGTTTGTTCTTAAAACCAAATTATGATTTGAGTAAGCACCCATAACAACATCAGTACCATCTTGTCCCATTAAAGCAACTCTTGTTAAATCACCTGCGGTTATCCAATTATTTACAGTTAATCTTTCTCCAAAAACATTACTTGTAGTTCCTACTAATAATCTCCCACTCGCATCTAACGTCATTGCTTGGGTAAAGGATATAGCGTTACCTGCCGTTCCTGAAGGAGCGGTGTACCATTGATGTTCTTGGTTTGCTATTCTATATTGTGCTGATGTGGCACTTTGTAAATATTTCCACCCACCACTATCGTAATATGCGTTATTTGATAATATAGCAAACTTGCTACTTGTGTTGCCTGTTGAAAAACTTGATAACGATGCACCATTATCCGCTAATTGAATAGCCTTAACTAATGTTCCGTCCCACGCACTCGGGTTTACTCCTAATCCTAAATTGCCTGAAGATGTAAGAGTCATTTTATCAGCACCATTTGTACCAAATAGTAAAGAGTCGGTACTATGAGCATACGCTAAATATCCTGCATAAACTTGCGCTCCTGTTGTTCCGTCACCAAATTGGATAAAATGAGTTTGATTAGTTGCTGCCCATAATTGCAAACCACCGGCAGTTGTTCCTGCAGCACCTACACTAACATTAATTGTTCCGGCATTTCCTGCATTTGCAGAACCTACCATTAAATTGCCTGAAGCGTCTAATATCATATCAGTTCCTGCTCCATTAGTTGCAAATCTAATTGAACCAACTGCTCTTAATCCTAAATCATCTATACTTCCTGATGTAATAAAACCTGCTGAATTTCCAACAAAGTTTTTTACTGTACCTGATGCTCCAAATCTTATATGAGAACCATTTGCATTTCCGCTATTAAAAAATGCAACTGCATCAGTAGACGCATCATATACATCTAATTTATATGAAGGACTCACGCCTATACCAATATTAGAACTTGCTTCTTGTATTACACTATTACCTATTGTACTTGTACCTGTAAACTTAGGTAGGTAGTTAGTAGTACCTGTACCCGTTACTGGGTTGGTTAAAGCGTTTTGCTTGTTGTTAAACGTAGTCCAATCTGTAGAAGATAAAAAGCCATTTGCAGAACCACTCGCTTGTGAAATAGAAATAGTATTGCTAATAAAAGACAAAGGACTTGATGCCGTTACTATTCTTGTATTATATGCCGTATCCCAATTATTCTGCTTAACTATTGTAGGTAAGCTATACCCCGTATCAAAAGCTAAAGCTAAAGTGCCACTTGAAGTAACAGGACTTCCTGAAACTGCAAAACCCGTAGGTACTGATAAGCCTACACTTGTTACATAAGTTCCTGAAGGTTGCCCACCGATGTCGCTTAATAACTCAGCACCAGTTCTGTATTTAATAACTCCGCTATCACTTACTAAAAATCTATCCGTGTCCGTAGTAGCGTTTGCAATAGTATTAACTAATAAATCTCCTGCTAAATCTAAACGACCTGTATTTGTAAACTGAGATGTCCAAGTTCCGTTACTTATAGTTAAAATATAAGCAGCAGGACTTTGAACAAACAAAGCATTTGCATTTGTAGAAACTACTTCTAATGCTCTTTGTGTGCTTGAGTAAATACCTACTTTAATACCAGGCAAACTTCCTGTAGTTCCGATTAATACACTCGTTCCGTTATCCCAAATTTGACTGCTTCCTATTGTAGAACTTGCAGTAAACTTAGAAACAAAGTTTGTAGTACCGCTACCGATTACGGGAGTACCACCTAAGATAGTCGCTATGCTTTTATTTTTCCAAAGGCTTGTTGAACTTTCCCAAAATAACCCGTCATTGTTTGTAGGTGTCTGAGCAGCTACGTTGTGTAGTTCGTCTAACTCGTAGCCGTTTTGTATCTTAATCTCAACAACCCCTTGTGTCGGGTGCGCCCTTACAACAACTCCAATATATACTAAGTGATTAGGTGCATATTGTTTTGTACTTGTCCAAGTACCTGCCGTTGTAGAACTCAAATAAAGTTGCGTTCCGTTTGTGTAAGCCTGAGTATCTAAATCTGTTAATCGACCTGCAACAACAACATAACCATTATTCATATTAGTTATGTCAGCTTGTACTACTCCGTATGTTTGAGCCGAAGTTGCATCTGCACTTGCAAGAGCCTTGCTTACTGTTGGTAAGTTACCTTGACCACCAGAGATGTAAACAATCGTTCCTTTAGTTAAAGTTGCTCCTGTATTGTTGTAAATCTCAGTAACTAAGTTTTGTGCTTGACTGATAATAGACGGGAAGGTTGCAAGAGTTCCATCGCCTCTTACATATTGAGAAGTAGTACCTGCAAAAGCAAAAGCTAAAGTTCCCGATGTAGTTACAGGTGAGCCACTAATTGTAACACTATCGCCCGTAATAGATGCAGCTACGCTTGTTACAGTACCCACCGCACCGCTTGAACGCTGCCAAATAGTTCCTGAATAAATCACATAATCGCCAACCGCAAAAGTAATCGCACCTGCGCCAAAGTTTACAGTTCCTGCTACGTTACAAATATAAACATCTCCCGTGTCGCCCGTTCCGTTTGCTAAAGTAGGCGTGTTAGTAGATGCGTTCCAAGTTCCTTTGTATTCCATAATAGAACTCGGTAGCTGACTGATAGGAACTTTACCTTGACTATCTAAAGAAGCATAACCATTAGCGTTGCCCTTCTCACTTCTTAGCTGATAAGTGTCTAATAAAGCTTGTGAAGGGAATACTTCTACATAAGCCGAACCACTCCACAAATAAAGTTTTTGCGTGTCTTTAGCACAATAGATAACATCAGTTGTGCCAGGTGTCGGGAACGCTGCAAGGTTAGTATAAAACGAAACTGCACCGCTAAAAATCGCACCTAATTGAGCAAGTGTAATCTTCTTACTTACTCCTGTTGTCGGGTTGCCAATGATTGTTAAATCAGTTGAAGCAGGTGCTAACTCGGTCGCTAATTGGTTAATCTTTTTTCCTATCATCTTAGTATTGGTATATTGAAGGCACTTGACACCTATCGTTTAAGTAAGGTAATTCCATTGTAATATCTATCTTAACTCCTGCAAGATAATCGGGGTCGCTTTCAGTAAAGTAAGTCAAAGGAGCAGTATCGCCAATATCCCAAATCGCTTTAGGGTATCTTAACTGAGCCACTATGTCTTGACCTACTAAAGTCATATCGCTAAGAACTTCGGTTTCGTTTGTTTCCTCCATTAACATTCTGTCCATAAAATAAAGGCTAAAATTATAGGTAATATTTTTAGCGTTTATAGTCGCACCCGTTAAAGTGTAAAACATAGCAGGGTAAGTAACCTCGCCATTAGACAAACGTTCCCACACATCTCCGAAGTAAACAAAGTTAATTTGTTCGTGGTCGTTTCCGAGTGTCGTTATTTGTTTGACGATTTGGTTTAATGTCAGGCTCATTCTTAATTTTTTCTAAATAAACACGAAGCTTATTTTGGTTTTTAATTGTTGTTACTTTACTCATAATTAGCAATCACTACAACCTCTATTTCCTTGATATAACTCCTCGAAGCTTTTACCTGCGCAGCAATCAAAATCGCCTAACCAAATGCTCGTTGTGTAAGCATCATTCTCAGGGTGTATTGCATCAATGCCACTTCCAGGGTTAAGGTACTCAGGATAGAGGGTAGAATATTCTTTTAGGTATTTAATCATTCTTTGCTTGTAGAACTCCGCTCTTGCTTTATATCTATTCGCCACGTCAATCATATCTTGCATTGAAGGGTTCTCCGTATTTTCGCCACCCTTCCTTAACAAGCCTTTGTTATAGAACTGATAAGACAAACCCATTGGCAATTCACTAAGTACATAATGCACTAAAGTATCTGCTATGTATTGGTCTAATAAGATAACCTCGTTAGCGTTTAAGTTGTTAGCCGTAATACCTGCTTGTAAACGATTGTATAAAGCACTACCAAGCGCAGGTAAGATGTAAATGTCTTGTGCGGTCTTAATCTCAGGCAATACAAGTTTCTCGTCTACGTTAGCGTGTAAGCCAGACCTGTCTTTGATATTCTGTACGCTTATGAATAATGTGTTTAAGCTCATCTTTATTTTCTTTTAACTATGTTTGAACGCCACTCGTGTCTGCAACTTGGAGAATGTGTATTTGTACCCGGCTTAGTATACCAACCGCCACGTCTATCCCATACAGAATAGCCAAGCCTTGCACTCATCATCTCTATTTCGCTACGGCTATAAAACTTGTTAGCGGTTACTAAGTACTTGCAAAAAGGTCTGCTTGTATCTAAATCGCCATCGTTAAAACCTGCTTTCCACTCGTAAGAATAACGAATTAATATTTGCGAAGTTTGAGGCTTTATAGCTTCAACAATTTCCCCAATAGGAGCAGTAAGTTGCCTTTCAATAATTACATTACTATCAATGCCTTTGCCCTGCTTTATTTCGTTTGACTTAATAAACCCCTTCTCAGTTAAGGTATCAATAACACGCTTAACCACACCAATATCTTCTTTAAGCGTGTCAGCTATTACTTCTGGAGTAATACGCTTATCCTTAACAATTAAGTCCAAGATGTTAGATTGTAATTGTGTTACATCTGCAAACATTTCAAAGTCCTTATCATCGCTAAATCTTGACTTGCTTTTAAATACTTCGTAAGCACTTCTATCTTCTCCGAACTCAAAGAAAACCTGAAAGTCAGCTTCGTTAAATTCTAATTCCTCAGCACCTAACCAAGTAGCTACTTCGTCATCACTTAAAGCATATCCGCCCTTAAGCATTGAACTTGCTTGTTCTCTTGTAATCTTACCCTTATTAAAGTCCCTAATAATGCGCTGCATATTCTGCCACTCACGACCTTTTAACCCTTTAATATGCTCATTCACACTTAAAGGACTTGCTGCCATTGGTTGCTCAGTTTCTGCAACTATTCCGTATTGTGTAGGGTCAATACCAAGCTTCTCTAATATCCACTCTTTTGGTGCTACTTGTAAAATAACGTTTTCGCTAAAGTCAATTCCAATAGGGTCTACCGGTTGAAGCTTTAACTCCTCGGTTACACCTGCATATTGTCCAAGCATATTAAATACACCCTCAATCTGCATTTGCTTATAGCGTACATAAGTGTTATTAAAGATTTCGTAGCTATCTCTAAGTTGTTGTCTATTTCCTAATTGACCTGGTACTGAAATACCAAAAAGTTCTGCAGAGGTAATTTGATGTCCAGAAAATATGTTGGTTTGTATAAGTTCGTCTACTCTCCCAAAATCTTCTTTAGTTAAATCACTCGCACCCAAATCATCGACAATAGGCTTACGAGTTAAATCGTTTACAAACGCAAGTAAATACTTCTTGCCGTCTGCACCCGTATACATATTATCGAACTGCTTACTAACAAGGCGTTTTTCTTCAGGACTTGGTTCTCCGTTTGGTAAGGTAATAAGTTTACTTGCAGAAAACCCTGTTTGAGCATTCCCTAAAACGTGCTTACTTACTTCTACATCACTTTCGATGTAATTTAAAGCGCCGAAATAACCAGGAAGGCTATAAACGTTCATTCCTGGGCGATACTCCTTTACATAAAGTATCTGCACACCTTGTGGGTTAGCAGGGTTAAACGCATTATATATCTCAGCTTGTTCTTGGTTGCGTGTAGCTTTCCAATCTTCTTTGTACCAAAACTGCGTGTTGTCTTTGTTAGTTCTAATCTTTGTATAATCACAATGCCACAACTCAGCAACTTGACCGCCCATAACACTCCAAATAACTTGGATATAAGCACCGCCAAATAGTTCTAAATCTAAAGCAACCTTTTTAGTTAGGTCGTTAAGGGTTTCCTCTCTATTGACTTTCTTAACAATATCTTGCTCCCCTGCCCAACCATTGCCGACAATGTAATTAACCTTGCCACGAATGATAGCGTTATGCTTTGCAGATTTGTTAAATAGGTCTAATAGGTATTGCGGATAGTCATTATTTTGACCATACTGCATATACCCTTCGCCTTTTTTTTCTTTATATTCCGGTTGCTTTGCCTCGGCAAATGTCAATACTTGTATTTCCATTATTGTCTAATTGTGAATGTGCTTGTTGTTTCGTATTCTGTGAATGATATAGTTGTACCTGAAAGCTCCATAATGCCACTTTCGAGCAAGTTTAAGCCTGTCGGGTTTGTGTTGGTAGTACTTGTTTGCTCGTAGATTGAGTAGCTATATTGCCCGTTTAAAGCCGTATTAAAGAAGCTATTAACTACAATAGTGAACTCGTTGTACCTTTCTTTGTATGCGCTTATATCTGTATTGTTAAGCCTTACAAATTTAATCTCAGTATTTGTACTTCTATTCTCGAAAATAAATAGATAGTTAGGACTTGTAAGCGTTTGCTTCTCAGTCAAGGTAAGTATTATATTTTGGGTTTGCCCTTTAGTTAATCTTATCACAACTATAAATATAAACTATCACGATTGTTTGCAAAATAAAAAACCCCCGCCTAATTAAAGACGAGGGCATCTATATACAAAACCAAAACAACCTAAGAACCTGCGGTGGTTAATTGACCTGCCACAGTTGAGTTTACCTCTGGAGCAAGTTGTGGTTCTGCACCTGTAAAGGTAAGAGTGTAACCACTTCTATCTCCGTCAGCCGTACCTGTACCTGCACTACCGCCTGTAAGGTCTAAGCCTCTTGTTTTTCCTAAGTACCAATATTTGCCATTGTTATCTTTGGCAACTGCTACTAAAGTGTTTTGAGCTAACAACAAGATTTCGTTTCTTGTGTTCGCCTGTAATTTGTTTAATACGATAGTCAATTCAGGAGCGTAGAAGATAGTTCCATTTTGTACGTTTGCGTTTACATTCTCAACTAATTGAGAAGTACCTTTTACGAGTTCGTACTTGTAGAACTTCTTACCAGATGCTTTTACTAAAGCGGTAATTACACCACTTGCTTCTGTTGTAGAAGTAACATCTGCTGCTGCCATAAAATAAACTTCGGTTATACCGCCTAAACTGTCTTTGCAGTCAAGAGTATAATTTTGAGTTAAAG